TGTTCATAAGTCTTGGAGGTGTTTCGTTTGCAAAAATGTTTTGTTTACCGTATTCGGTTATAACTGTCATTGATTTGAAAGATAGGTGAATGGCGATGATGAACTGTCAGGTCGCCATGACTACCTACTTTTTCTTAGTACCTTTCTTAGGTGGTCTACCTTTTTTAGTTCCGTATGTTCCTGGTCCGTATGGCATAGTTAAAAATTAATGTTTGATCGTTCTAGTTTCTCCATAATTGCCTGACGATATGCAGGGTCATCGTTATATCTCTCATCTTCCATAGCTTTAATCATCTCAGCCTGACTATTGAATACATCACTGGTTGCTTTAGGTGCTTTACCTGTGATGAATTGTCCGTCTTTTCCTGATTGATCTTGATACTTTAAAGCTAATGCTTGTACTGCAAAGTAAGCAGCAGTTGAATTACCTAGTTCCATTACTGAATCAAACATATCAATCTCTTGATTAGATACGTTCTGTTTAGCCCAACTCATCATGTTGTTGTAGTTCTCTTGACCTCCAACTAATCCATGAATCTGCTCTACATCTTTATCAGTAAACTCTTGAGGTTCATTATTAGATAAAGCTTTGCGCTGTTCCATTGCTAACTTAGCAACATCAATAGAACTCATCTTCTCTAGCTTTTCATAAGTCTCTTTATCTAAATTGTTATCAAGAGATTTCGTCCAGACTTCCTCCAATAAATTTAAATTATCATTCGGCTCTTCCTCTGTAGATTCATCTTCAGTTTCTGATTCCTCTGAAACCTCTTCAGATTTTTCGCCTAATTTTCCTTGGAGTTCTAAGTAAGCTTTCTCTAAGTCTTCTGCATTCTTATATTTACCAGCTAATAAACTTTCTTCATCAGCTTTCATCTCTTCACCAACTCTCAGAGACTCTTGCTCTTCTTCACTTAAGTTCTCTTCTGTGGTTAAAGTTTCTGCCTCAGCATCATATGTGTATGTTTGTGTTTCGCTCATGCTTGTTCAGGTGGTGGTTCCATTTGTTCAGCTAATGCAGGGTTCTTAGATGGGTCCATCATTGGAGTCTTCATCATTGCAGTTTGTTGTTCTGCTTGTTGTTGTTGCATAGCCATTTGTTGTGCAGCTTGTTCTTGTTGTTGTATTTCCTCCATTGAGGTCACAAGATTTAATACATCTATTCCAGATGCAGCTGCTAATCGTTTAATCACTTCCTCTGGATTAATAAACTTCTGTACAGCCTCTGGTCCCATAGTTTGAGACACAACAGTTAAGAACTGTCCTAAACTTTCACGGTCTTGTCCACGTCCCAGTGCATTAACACCAGCAACGATAGTAGGTTTGACTATATCTTTAGGTAAGCGAGGTATCTTTCCAGTCTTTTGAAATTGATTGAGTATTCTATTTAGATATGGAAGTAAGAACTCTGTTGTTAGTAATGAGAATAAACCTCCTAACTGTTGCTCTAGTTCCATCTGTGTGAGGCGTACCTCTTCAGCTGTTGTGCGTTCACTCTGTCTGACTTGCATAACTAAGAACGCTTCATTAAGTCTGCGTTCTAATGTTTGCATCATTTCAAATGCTGTTCTGAAGTCAGCGGTCTTACCCACCTGTACGACTCCTATGTCATCAGGTCTACCTTGCACGATTGCGCCGTTCCCTGCGTTAGCAAGGGTACTAGGTTTAGTCGTAGAGCTAGGTGATACTGTGAACACAACTTTAGCTGCAGCAGCTGACCCTTCCACTAAGGCTTGAGACAGTGCTTCTAATGATTTCAAGTCGCCTAAGAATTGACCGACTCGACCCCTACCATAATTCTCTCCATCAACAGTGTTGAACCTGAGAGCAATCCATGGTGTTACATCAACAGGGGATTTCCCGTAGGATTTTTCTAATACTTTTCCGTGGACTTCCTGATGCCAGACGTATCTGTTGTTGTCACGGATGACGTGTGTATAAATATCGCACTCGTCATTATTCTCTTTATCTGAATCAACTACAGTGTCATAAGTATTAAGTATGTCAGCTGGTAATTGATCCTCTATTAACTTTTTAGCAATTGTTTCTTTCGTGACTATTTCAATCACATTGCCGTTACCATCTCGTTCTACGACGAACCTGTTAAGCGGGAATAACTTCAGACCATCCTTACCCATAAAGATTAAGGCATTACCTGCTACAACTAAATGTAGTAATGCCTCATGTACAACAACACGATCACTAGAAGCTGCTATAGCCTCTAAGATCGTACGTTCAATCTTTGCAAATGATAAGTCTAATTCTGATTTAATCTGTGGTCCAAACTCTTGTCCAAGTTGGCTCTCGTCTACTTGTAGCTTGAAGAAACTAGTTTGAACAGGGAGAATAGCTTGCATTAATTTTGCTGCTAATGTCACTGATCCTTTAGCTCCTACTGATTGCCATGGAGTAGGTCTACGAGACATACCAATCGTTGTTTCGTTTGCACCTGAGACTAAATATGGAAGAGTTAATTCTGATGCTTGTTCGGCTTCATCTAAGAACTGGGTACGCTCGCCTGATAAATAGTCATACCTAGTTTTTGCTGTCATTTATATATTTAATAATGAACTTGTTACGGATGGTTCGTCTGATGGTGCTTGGAATTGCTGCATGTAGTTAGCAAAGCTTTGATATGGATTTGCTGCTGATACACCTCCTGGAGATGTACCTCCTACTCCATAACCAAACTGTGGAGCCTGTTGTTGTGGTCCACTCATCATGTTGTACTGCTTCATGTAACCCATGAAGTCACCAAAGGTATCTTTAGGTGGTGGTGGTGGTGCTACTGGATTAGCAGAGTTGTATTGCTGCATCCAACCAGAGAAATCGTTATAACCTAATTGCTGAGGTTGTGGATTAGCAGTGTTGTACTTATTCATCCAACCAGCAAAGTCTTCATAACCTATTTGCTGTTGAGTAGTTGGAGGTGAAGGTATTTGTGGAGCCCACTTGCCTAGATCTATATCAGCATTTTGTTGAGTAGTTGGAGGTGAAGGTATCTGTGGAGCCCACTTACCTAAATCTATATCTTTTTTAGGATTAACTGGATTACCTAGTACATCCTTAAAAATCTCTTCTTCCTTTGGTTTTGTTGGTTCTGGTGGTTTAACTGGTTTTGGTTGCCATGACCCAGACATAACAGCTTCAGCATCTAAGATATCCTGGGGCGTTTTAAACGTTTTCTTTTTGCCATGTCTTTTTTGAAGAGCAGATTTATATACAGCATCTCTGTTGTAGGCATCAAAGTCTAGGATTTGCCATTGCTTACCAGCCCAATAACTACTTTTAGGACTCTCATATCCATCCTCATCTCTATGCCAACCTGTTCTTGAGAGACCTGTGAAATAACGACCATCCTTAGACATGTTTAAACCATGTCGAAGGTTATGTGCAAACCCTCTATCACTATAATATTTAGTCTTCCAATCTCTTGAGTGGTCTACTAACTCTTGATTGCCAAGTTTTTTAAAATCAGCAAAGTGTATTGTATCTCTATCAGTGTAAGCATGTTTGCCATCATGGTAATCGTACCAACCGACTGACTTGCTTTTCCCTTTCATTTTTTTATAGGCTGGATTCCATTTTTTAGTCATCCTAATTCTCCTCTATTCTATTTTTTAACCAATCAACGACTGATCGCTGTCCTGATTTGTACATGATTGCTCCTATTTCTTCTTTAGGATGTGGGTTAACTGGTGGAAATTTTTCCTCCATTTCTAGGAGGATTGATTCAAGAGTAGGTCCAAGGATCGGCTCAAGAATATTGTGGGAGGTTGACATTACTATGCTCAAAGAACGCTGGCATCCGTGCTGACTTTGTTTCGACTAGCTCAGGAGCTTTGCCGTTATACATAAGATTATCGCTAGAATCCAGCCAAAATTTTTTACTTAAATATTTATCGCCATAAGTATTCTTACCTAATGGCTCCATGATCCAATTAATCGTGGCCTTCCTAAGTTTATCCAGAGATTGACTCCAAGATAAGCCCATATCGAGACATACAAGGCTATTAGTGGCAACGTGTATCTGTTCGTCTCTGGAAATATCAGCTGATACCGTTCTAAGACCAGCATCACCATTAAACCTAAACATAGGCAATAGAACAAAGAATATAGCACGTTCAATAACTAAGGCTTTTGTAATCATGTGATCAGGGTGCGCTTCCCACGCATCCCTAAGTAAGAAGGCTTCTTTCTCTGCCTTCTCATCAACGCCTATAGCGTTGGTTATGTAGCCAAGAGCGAGATCATGTTTGATCTCATCCTTGACGTTTGATTCTAAGAGTGTTCTCGCAGATTCGGGAACCTCTTTTTCAAGTGATTCTGCAATAAACTCGCCAACTGGTAGCTCCATATGGCGTATTGCGAGAGCACGGTAGATGGTCTCTTCAGATCCAGGTTTAAGTTTTCCACCTGTTGTTTGGACTGGTGTCCATGTTCTCTTTCTATTGAGTAACTTTTCATATGGGTTCATTCTTGACAATCGCATTGGGGTTCGTTTTTTAAAATCCCCTGCAAATAATCTTGGACATCATCTTCATCTAAAGCAGCATATGCACTTGACTTATCTTGTGTGTCTCCCATCACTTGCAGTGAGTAATAAAGTGAAGTTTGGGGACTATCTAGCCACTCTTCAACGAACTGTTCGTCGTAGGTTACAACATCACTCCAAGAGTTAAAGCTATATCCGTGAAGAAGCCCTGTGTAATTGAACATATACATAAGTTCGTCAGCTACTTTCTTATAAGCATCCCAACCAACCTCTGAGGCGATCTCTACATCACCATATTCATATGTCTGTACACCAAAGGTACCTGAATCTCTATCTACACTCCTAGCTATAGGAGGTGCAATTTCAGGTGTGCAAGTAAAGCCTTCTCTGTCTTTACTGCGATATGAACAGCTTGCGGTAGGAGCTATAGCAAATGCTCTCTCCATTTCATATTCTCTAGCAACATCAGCCGCACTCTGAATGCCTTTATAAAATTCTGCAGCTAATAATCCAGCTGTACCTAGTCCAGGTATGCCATCATTGACTGCTTGTAGTGCATCACCAAACTGTTCGTAGGTGATGTTGTTTTGCCTGAGTAGATTAGCTAACCCAAGGCATCCAAGTCCAACTTGCCTGTCGGTTTCTGAGGGGAGATATTCTCCAGAACCTCCAATGCCTGTTTTGCTATGGAGGTCGCACAAACTTCGCATACCCTCAACAAAACCTTTTGACACGTCGGCGATTTTACAGGCACCGAGATTAACGTGTTGGAGGAGGCAAGTTCCTCGTGATGGCAGGTAAACTTCAAGGCATACGTTGCCTCTGATTCTTTTTCCATTTTTATCGTACTTAGTTTTGTTTAACCATATGTCACCCGACCTGATGCCATATATCACCGCCTCCCGTGTTGTATCACTAGCGTCTTTCCACTTTTCGTCGTTAATGTTGACACACCTCTTGACCCACGGGAGTTCAGATCTAGGAGTAGTAATGAAGTCAATGATATCAGGATGATCGAGATCCAAATGTAAAACACACGCTCCATTTTTATAATGACCGCCTCTACGGATTATTTCATTTAAGGTGGAGTAGATTTTGCCGAACGATACTGGTCCAGAAGCTGTAAGACCCTTTCCATTTTCTTCTCCTTTGGGTCGGAGCTTTGATAGATGGACAGCAACTCCTGCTCCATATCTGAGTGCATGAGAGACGAATCTCCAACTTGCTTCGATTCCATTTGGTCCCTCCATTGAGTCTTCAACAGTGAAGAC